GAAAAGTGCTTTTGTAAAAAACTTTAGCGATATTATCGGTAATGCTCCTGAGTTTAATGATACATATTGGTATAATTTAAATGATAAGAACTTCGAAACATTTACTCAGATGTTAATGCGGGTTATTGAATCTAACCCTAATCGTAATTTTCGTGATCAAATTGTAAGAGCATATACTAATAGTGTATCAATATATCTTAAAGACTTTAATCCTGAAGCAATAATTTCTACTATTGAAGGAGCGTTTGATCGTTTAGGCCTACCACTTAAAGACCAACTAACAGTTGGTCTGTTCAAACTATGCTTTATGTATTACCATAGTGTAGAAAACTTTAAATACTTTGCGGTATATAAAGACGGAGAACTATTCTTCAAAACATATGAAGACGCGGTAAACAGTATTAACGAGCCAGGCGGCTTAACTTATGCTGACACCCCTAACTTCCAGGATGCTCGTGCTAATGCCTTTAAGGTAACGTTTTAAAAACTCTTAAAGAGTCTAAACGCTTTATGTAAACCAAACATATTGGTTTTAAAATTACCCTCTACATCTGCCTCAGCATGAGGCATACAAGCCCGGAATGTTTTTACTGCTTTATGTACATCTTCCCAGTTGGTCTTTTTTACAATTTCTTCTAAGCATTCCCGGTGTAGATCAAAATCATCATAAGATCTATAATCCCATTCCCAGTGTACTAATTCGTACGAACGATCCGGCTGTACATAATCTACACAGAGGTCATGACCCCATTTAGGCTTAATATGTATTAATTTACTAAGTTCAGGTCTTTTCTTTGCAGCTTTCTGCAATTGCTTTTTAGCTTCTCCTTCGAAGCTATAACGCACCACACAAAAAGAATGATCTAAAACATATGGGGAAGTTTTGTCTACCTGCTCAAACCATCTCTGTATTACAGCGCTCCAGCCATCAGGGTTACCGGATTCATGAGCAAAAACTTTCTCATTATGCATTCCGATACCATTAGCTTTATAGTATTCCTGTTCAATTGGAAGTAATTCATAGCCCTCTCTATCAAACTGAGTAATCTGACAAGTATAAAGTAATTCCTCATTCTCAATAGGTTTTACCAAATAAGGTATAGTGGGTAATGTAATACGATTAGGCTTAAAGAGCATAATATAATTTAATAGTTTATAATATTTAATCAATTGTAAGTATACAAAGATGCCAAAATCTAAAGAGCAAACTTTTTATCTAGGAAACAAAAACTTACCTGTACCCGATACTCAATTTGAATGGACACCAGAAATGGTAGAAGATTTGGAAAGAGCTAGAAAATCCATTTTGCATTTTTCACGTTTCTTTTATATTGTTAACTTAGATGAAGGTAAACAACCTATTAAACTCTATCCTTACCAAAAGCGTATATTAAAAGCTCTAGTAGAGAATAGATTTAATGTAGTATTAGCATCTAGACAAATTGGTAAAACTACTATTCTTACTATATTTGCTCTTTGGATGATTTGTTTTAATGATGACTATAGAGTACTGTTGATAGCTAATAAAGAAGGTACTGCAAAGAATATATTTAAACGTATTCGGTTGGCATATGAAATGCTACCTAACTTTTTAAAGCCAGGTGTTGTAAACTATGCTAAAGAAGGTATGGAACTAGCTAATGGTAGTTCTATTGGTATTAGTACCACTACTTCTGACGCAGCTAGAGGTGAATCTATTAATTGTCTTCTTATTGACGAAGCTGCATTCATTCCTGCAGAATTTATGAACGATTTCTGGGAGTCGGTATTCCCGGTCATTACATCTTCGAAAAAATCTAAAATCTTTATGCTTTCAACCCCAAATGGGGTGGGTAATCTGTTTTATAACATTTATACCGATTCTTTAGATAATAGTAACGGTTGGCATAATGAAAGAGTTGACTGGTGGGAAGTGCCGGGTAGAGACGAAAAATGGAAAGAAATGACTGTTAAGGCTCTCGGTTCTGTAGATGCATTTAATCAAGAATATGGAAACGAATTTAGAGCTGCAGGAGAAAATGCTCTTGATAAAGATCAAATGGAAGAGTTTGAAAAGTCAGCTCCAGATCCAATATTAGAAAGCGAAGACGGATGCTATCAAATTTGGAAACCAAGACAGGAAAAACATTTTTACGCTATAGGGGTTGACGTAGGGGAGGGCATAAGCCGTGCCAATTCTACTATACAAGTACTTGATATAACCGATTTAATTAATATAGAACAAGTAGCTGTATATGCTAATAATAAACTAGACCCGTTTAATTTTGCCGGTCGTCTAGTAGAAATTGCTCATGAATGGGGACGTCCACCATTATTAATTGAACGTAATAATTGTGGTGCGCAAGTTGTTGATGCTTTAGTACATACCCACAATTATGAATCTATTGTAAAATATACCCCTAGTATGGGCACCTATACTGACAAGGTAGAAAAAGATTCTCGCCTGGGAATATACTCTCACACTAATAGTAAATTTAACGGTATGTCTAATTTGCGTTACTGGATGAGTACTCTTCGTACGCTTAAAATTTACGACAAGAAAACTATTAATGAGTTTAAAACTTATGTTCGTCAACCTAACGGGGTATGGAAAAAACAATCTGACCGCTATTTAGACGATAGAGTTGAAGCTCTTATCTGGGCTCTATTTGTACTAGATACTAAAGTTATAGAACAGTTTTACGAAATACTAGAAAAAGATAGTAACGGTAAACCTCTTAAAATTTTACCTTTAAATTGGGACCCATATGAAGTAGCTGAAGCTAGAATTCCTAAACAAGAGGAACTTTATAATCGATTTGGAAAAGGTAAACAAGATACATTGGGTACAGTTCGTAACCCCGCTTTTATAGGTAGTAATAATAAAACAAATGGGGATGTAGATGAACTAATTGGTCAAGGGTGGCGTCCGTTAGGTATTAATAATTCTAACGGACCTTCTTACGGTTTTATTTCGTAAAATAAAAAACCCGTTGATTGCTCAACGGGTTTAATTCTAAAAGCTTACTATGTCTTATTCGAAAGCTTTTTTACCGGTAGTTGCAACTGTACCAGAGCCTACCTTATTGTTCTTGCCTTGAAGAGCGGCATTATTGCCTTTTTCTTCTTTTGGCTGTGGCTCGTTCTTGAGGGTGCCCTTGTCGGCTGTACCCTTTACGACCTTAAGATCACTTACGGTCTTGATCTTTGCTTTGTCATGAAGCTGTTCTGACTTAGCACCAGAACCTACACCTGCATGGCCGAGATCTTGGGCTTCTACTTCTTCTTCGATTGGAGCTTCGTGCTCGCCTTCTTCGCCCATATTCTCCATACCTTCTGCATCAGCTGGACCTTCGCCGCCTGCCATTTCATCTTCTCCACCAGCACCGCCACCTAGCTGAGCCATTAATAGGTCATGTAGCTTCTGAGCGGTTTCGCGGTCAAGAGTAATTGTTACTTCGGATGTTTCTTCACCACCCATATCGTCGCCGGTATCGGCATCCGCTGCTACGTCGTCAGCTGGTGGAACACCGGCATCTGCACCCATATCAGCATCTGCGTCTTCTGTGAAAGGAATACGCTTAATAGCGTCTTCGTACAATTGGTCGAATTTTAATTTTGACATAGTAAATTTTGGTTTGTAATTATATTTATTATTCTCCCCTGCAGATTCCCGTACTTTTTCTTTAGGAGTAGTATTTTTTGCTGCATCATCCTCGTGTACGTTTTCTTTTGAATCTTCTTTTTTGTCTGTGTCTTCAGAAGTTTCAGCAGTCTCTTCTCCTTCTTCTTTTTTCATTTTGCTCTTATCTGTACCTGGATCTTGTTTTTTTGAAACCTTTTCAAATTGATTTCCTTTTAATCCTTCAGGGCCAGTCTTTTTAGCTAAATGTACTTCATCTCCTTTTGCGCCTGGACCACCACCAAGAGCTGAGCCAGGTTTAACTTGTTTATTCTCTGGAAGATACTGCGTTGCGTCTGTTAGAAGAATATCCTGTCTTTGTTCAATTATAGTTTCAACAGGCTTACTGTTAATTGCAATATTGGAATATATGTCACCTAGGCTAGATAAATCTTTTAGCTTCATTTAAATATATTTAGTTTATCTGGCTTTATTTCTATGATTTATAGTAAATATTTTTAATGGCTAGCTATTTGTCAAAATACTGTACCGATACAGGACCATATGTGGCGCCTGGAACTGATGATGTAGGCCCACAGCTAAGCGGTGGATATAATTGTGTATACGGCACTACTGGATTTCGTTATCTAGATGTTGATAATACAAATTCAGAAAGACAGCTTTGGCAGAACTGGTGGAACGAGCAAATTCGTATATACGGTCAGGAAATAAATTTTTATATAAACGGATACAATTTATCTGCCCATGATTTCATTTATGGAGAAATGCCGCTGGTGCGTTATTCTACCCCATTACCAATGGTAATTGCTCTTACTTTAAGTAATGATAATGTAGTATTAAGCAAATTTGGATTACAAGGAGAAGCAGATCTAACTGCAATTATTCCTATCGCAACATTTACCAGCGTAGTAACAGCTATTAGCGGAGTTCTTTCTGCAGCTAACTACGAACCTAAAGCTGGGGATTTAATAGAACTTGCAGAGTATGGGCGCACTAGACCCGGCGGCCGTAGTGGTAAAGTTTTTGAAATAACAGAGCGTGTTGACGAAATGGGCGGCGAAAACAATCAACTTTTAGGTCACTATATTTGGATGATAAAAGCTAAACGCTTTGACTTTAATTATGAACTTGATGCACCACGTGAAGAACTTATGGATCAAGTTTATGATAATAAATTTGACGGCCAAGTTAATAATCTACCAAAGGTTATAGAAACTAAAGAATATACCCAGTTTGTAGATAAAGATTCTAAACTGGTATTTGATTATGATGAAAACACTCAATCTAATACAGATGTATACGGAGATTACGAGGATAACAATACTCTGGTAAACTTTATTGGGGTGTCTAATACCGCTGGCGCAACCATAGGTGCATTAGGAGCTTCCGCAACCAACACGTATGTGGTTGTACAAAGTCCGAGCAATTATATTCCAGCTCAAGCAGCTTCTATTGCAAATGCAAATGCTGCTCAGCTATCCCTTTTAGCAGCCTTACTATCCGGAAACCCGGCATTAAGTTCACTATTAATTTTACCACCTTCAGGAGCCTGTTAAACAGCTTGCAATAATAAATATCTATATTCATGGCCGCTAACGACCCTACACTGATTTTTCCGCACGAGTTACCACAAGTAACGCCGACGTTACCCGATTTAATATTTCTAGAAAGAAATAACGGGGACGGAACTTACAGTTCATATAGTACAGCATTAAGTGCTCTTTCGGCAGCAGGTATTGTAGGGAGAGATGGAAATTCAGGTTATTCGGGATATTCAGGCGCAGGAGAGTCAGGTTATTCGGGTTACTCAGGCGCGCAAGGTTCAACATCCGCCTCAGGGTATTCCGGGGTAAGTGGTTACAGCGGCATAAGCGGTTATTCAGGATCTGGAGTTTCTGGTTATAGTGGTTACTCAGGCTATTCAGGCGAAAGCGGCTATTCTGGTATTAGTGGTTATAGTGGTTATTCAGGGCATTCCGGTTATAGTGGGCCATCGGGTTATTCTGGCTACAGCGCAGCGTCTGGTTACTCAGGCATAAGTG